GAGTTTGGCAGACAGGAATGGATGCCATTGTAAATGTTGGTTTAGGTAATGGTACAACTCAAGAAAGAATGCAATATCTAGGTCAAATAGCATCAAAGCAAGAACAGATATTACAAACATTAGGTGCGTCTAATCCTATTGTTGAGATGACTCAATATAGAAATACTATGGCAAAAATGGTTGAGTTAGCTGGATTTAAAGATGCTTCTATGTTCTTTAAAGAGGTCCCTGATATGACACCTGAACAAAGACAAGCTATGCAACAAAAGAAACCTGATGTTCAAGAGCAGTTAATTCAAGTTCAAATAGAGCAAATTAAAGCAGATATGCAGAAAGCAAATTCAAGATTACAGCTAGATACTGAAGAAATGAAGAGAAAAGATGATCTTGATAGAGATAAGTTAGATGCAGAAATTATGCTAAAGGCCGCAGAAATAGAGGCAAAATACGGTACTCAAGTAGAAACTACTGTTATTAGAGCATTAGTTGAAAGAGATAGAGAACAAATGAAAGCACAAACAAAATTAGTGAGTGATATGCAGAGAGTAAGACAATGAGTAATGTAGATGATTTAATATCTTTTGGAAAAAACGCAAGAAACATTTTAGAAGATGCAACATTTAAAGCTGTTATAGAAAGTGTTAAAAGTGATATTCATAATAATTGGAAATTAACTTCTCCACATGAATCAAAAGAAAGAGAAAGACACTATCAGCTTTTACAAGCAGTAGACTTGCTTGAAGAAAAATTATGGGCGGTGGCTGACAACGCACATATTTTAAAAATAAAATCAGAAAATATTGTCAAAAACAAAAAAGGAGTTTAATATGAACCAAGCGACAAACCCGATTGAGGAATCGCCTGAATTAAAATCAAGTGTAGACAAGGTTACAGACCTTTTGAATCGCCCAAGCGACAACTCAGAAACAAGTAATCAAATAGAGTCAAGAGAACAAGAATACGAAGATGTTCCTATTGGCGAGGAGTTGACAGAAGAATCTGAATTGGAAACTTTTGAGTCTGAAGAATATGACGAAGAAATCCAAGAAGATCAAAACGATTCCGAACTGTATGCAGACGAACAAATCGAAGAAAATTTTGAAGATGATTTGCAACAAGATTTAATTGAAGTCAAGATTGACGGAAAAATAGAGCAAATATCATTAGATGAATTGAGAAATGGATATTCAAGGCAACAGCATTTTACTAGGCAGAGTCAAAAACTTGCAGAAGAAAAAAAGCAATTTGAAATAGACTCTACTAAAGTATTAGAAGAGAGACAGCAATATGCTCAACTCTTAGGAACTTTAGAGCAACAAATACAGGGTTTCGATAATGAACCTGAACCTGACTGGAATTCTTTGTATGAGATAGACCCAGTAGAAGCTAGTAAAAAACAACATGAGTACAATTCTTATAAGCAAACTAAAGCAGATAAGCTACAAGCTATCGCAGTTGAAAAACAAAGAATTGCAAATGAAAATAGACAAGCTGAGATGATTCAATATCAAAAAATATTGTCTACTGAAGCTCAAAGATTATCTGAGTTTATTCCAAGTTGGAAAGACCAGAGTGTGGCTACTAAAGAAAAAGCTGAATTAAAAGAATTTTTAATCAGCAAAGGTGTTTCAGAAGAAGAAATATCTGCTCTAGTAAAAGCTAATCATGTCTCTGTATTAAGAGATGCTATGTTGTTTAATAAAGGCAAAAGAAAAGTTGTTAAAAAAAGAACCGCTACAAAAGGACCTAAAGTTCTAAGAAGCGGTAGTAAAAAAGCACCTAAGAAAACTGACGCATTTAAGAAAGCTACTTCTAATCTAAAAAAGAGTGGAAAATGGCAAGATGCACATTCTGCCGTTTCCATGTTGTTAAACGAATAATAATTAATAGGATATTACAATGGCAATAATTGCAAATACATTTACCCGCTATGCGGCTGTAGGTATTCGTGAAGAACTTAGCAATATCATCTATAACATTTCTCCTGAAGAAACTCCATTTATGTCAAATGGTGGTAGAGAGACCGTAACTAATACTTTTTATGAGTGGCAAACAGACTCATTAGCGGATGCTTCTACAAACTATCAGATTGATGGCGATGATATAGCGGCTTTTCCGGTGACTGCACCGACAACAAGAATTGGAAATTACACAAATATTTCAAGAAAACTTGTTGTATTAGCTGACAATTTAGAAGTTATCAATGAAGCAGGCCGAACATCAGAGCTTGCCTATCAAATCACAAAACTAGGTCAAGAGCTAAAAAGAGATCAAGAAAAAACTCTTATGGCAAATTCAGCCGCAGTTGGTGGTGGTACAGGCGTAGCAAGACAGACAGCTGGTTTACCAGCATGGCTTAAAACAAACTCCGATAGAGGTACTGGTGGAACTGATCCAACAGTTCTTAACGGTACTGTTAATAATGCGGCTGGTGATTCAACCAATGCTAACAAAAGAGCTTTCACTTTGAGCATACTTGATAATGTTATCGAAAAAGTATGGGCTCAAGGAGGAACTCCTAAGATGCTTATGGTTGGGCCCCACAACAAAACAGTTGTCTCTGGTTTTGCCGGAATTGCAGCCAACAGATACCAAATAACTAAGCCTGAAGCTGGAGTTATTATTGGTGCGGCTGACATTTATGTTTCTGATTTTGGAAGCGTGAATATTGTTCCAAATAGATTCCAAAGAGAAAGAGATGCTTATGTTCTTGATCCAGAATTCTATTGTACTACTTTCCTAAGACCATTGGAAGTAATAGAATTAGCTAAAACTGGTGATGCAGAAAAACGCATGATCTTAGCTGAATATGGACTTAAAGTTAAAAATGAAGCCGCCCTTGGGGTTGCCGCAGATTTAACAGATTCATAATACTGAATAGGGAAGGGTGGAGTTTAAAAGCTTCACCCAAACTTAAAATGAATAAAAAAAGATTAATTAGTTTTGATAATGATACAAAAATATCAAACAACTTTACATTTGAAGAAGATGCTTCAGGTAACGGAGATCACACTTTTGTTTTAAGTAGAGAACAAGATGTTACTGCAATAATAAAAGACAACAAAGAACAGTTTAATGAAAGCGACAAAAGAGACCCTTATGGTCACTGGAATAAAGTTGCTTCAATACCCATGGTTTTATATTACGATTTAAAAGCTAAAGGTATTTTAGATGATCCAAAAGCCGTTAAAAAATGGCTTAATGATCCTGATAATAGAGCATTTAGAACTAGAGAAGGTACTATTTAATGGCTTTAGGTAATTATGCAGAATTAAAAGATAGTATAGCAGATTGGCTTAATAGAACTGATTTAACAAATGTTATACCAGATTTTATTACTTTAGCTGAAGCTCAGTTAAATAAAGAAGTTAGAAATAGAAAAATGATTAAAAGAGCAACAGCGACTATAGATTCTCAGTATAGTGCTGTTCCAGCCGATTGGTTACAAACAGTTGATTTTGTCGTTGAAGCAAATCCTGTTGTAACTTTAGAATTTATAACAAATGAACAACTTGATAAATTAAGAAGAACTTATACATCAGGTGGAACACCAAAATTTTACACAATAGTGGGTCAAGAGTTGGAAGTATTACCAATTCCAGATAGTGGAACCTTAACAGGAGAAATTACTTACTATAGTAAGATACCAAGTCTATCAGCAACTAATACAACTAATTGGCTTATCAATAGTAGTCCAGATATTTACTTATATGCTACTTTATTGCAATCGGCTCCTTATCTTGTTGATGATGCTAGAATTAGTGTTTGGGCAAGTCTTTATCAAAAGTTAGTTAAAGATTTGGAAATCGCCGATCAAAGAGCAAGAGTAGGTGATTCAACTTTAAAAATGAAAGCAAAGGCATTACAATAAGGAGATTAAAATGAGTTTTAGTGATTATTTAGAAAATAAAATTCTTGCATACACCTTTAGTGGTACAGCCTTCACACCTGCTAGTACAAAATATTTAGCTTTATATACTGTAGCTCCAGGTGATGATGGTACCGGAGGTACAGAAGTTTCAACTACTGGAACAGGTTATGCAAGACAACAGGTAGCTTTTACAACTACCAACAGCCAATCGTCAAATACTGCGGCTGTAGAATACCCAACAGCAACAGCAAGTTACGGAACAGTTGTGGCAGTAGGTGTATTAGATGCTACGACAGGCGGTAATTTATATGCAGTAGGAACTTTAGCAACTCAAAAACCTATTTCGGTTGGAGATGTGTTTAGAGTACCAGCTGGTGATTTAGATATTGATTTAACATAAGGTAATAAATGTCCGGAACAAGAAATTATAGTCAAGGTGGATATAGCTCAAATGTTTTTGGAACATGGGGATATAGTGATGCCTCATGCTCTATAACAGCTACTTCTACTTTTACTAATAGAGCATTTCGAGGTTACGGAAAAGGTGCTTATGGATCAAATGTTTTTGGAATATGGGCAGAATATGATAGTGGCCCAATTTCTTGCTCCTCATCATCTAGTTTAAGTTTATCGGCTGCCGTACCCGTTGACACATATTCATCAGGTGAATATGGATACGGAAATTACTCAGCCGGAACTATTAGAGAAGCAAGTATAACTATTAATGCTGTAGGAAGTGTAACTGCCGTTGGTGGATATGTTGCAAGTGGACTACCTACAGTAAATGCAGTAGCGACTATTTCATTACTAGGACAAGTAGTAAGTGGTGGAATAATACCGGCTCAAGCAACTTCATCATTAAGTGTAATAGCGACTGTTACATTTAGTGGTAACCCTCAAGTAATACAAGGTGTATCAAATGTAACAGTTACGCCTGTTAGAGTAGTGTTTATAGATGTTTCAAATATATCAGCTCAATCATCTACAAACTTTAGTGCAAGATTAAAATGGGTTGATGAACCAAACGCAACTACTAATTGGACTGAAGTCTATAAAGTTGCGGCTTAATTTAGGAGAAAACAAATGGCAGATACAACAACAACAAATCTGAATCTGACTAAACCAGAGGTAGGCGCCTCTACAGATACCTGGGGAACAAAATTAAACACCGATCTTGATTCTCTTGATGCTCTTTTCGCCGCCGCTGGTTCAGGAACTTCAGTTGGACTACAAGTAGGTTCAGGAAAAACTTTAAGTGTAGGCGGAACTCTAGTAGGTAGCGGAACAATTACACTAGATAATTCAAGCATTTCAGCAACAGGATCCACAATATCTAATTTAGGAACTGTAACTACAGTTGATTTAAATGGTGGAACTATTGACGGAGTAACTATCGGAGCTACTACAGCCGGAGCAATTACAGCCACAAATTTAACAGGTACAGGCACAATTAATTTTAATGGTGCTACCGTTAGTGATTTAGGTTCTGTAACTACAGTTGACTTAAATGGTGGAACTATTGACGGAACAGCAATAGGTGGTTCTGTAGCAAGTACAGTTACAGCTACAATTTTAAAATCAACAAGTACAAGAGAAACAAGTAGCAATGTTACACAATCTACAGGAACATTAACTTTAGATTGTTCTACAGGAAATGCTTTTTCTTTTACACCTACACAAAACATAACAACATTAACAATTAACAATATACCAGCTTCAGGAGATGCTTACAGCATGGTCTTAAAAATAGGTGGTTCATCATATACTATTGCATGGGGCGCCGCTGTTAAGTGGGCAGGTGGTCAAGCACCAGCTTTATCAAGTTCAAATCATGATGTAATTGTTTTAATGACAGTTGATGGCGGAACTAATTGGTATGGATTTATTTCTGCTCAAGATATGTCATAATTAGGAGATAAAAATGAGTTTAGGCAACAACATGATTCTGGCTTCAGGTGCAGTTATTGAACCTGAAAATGTAAGTATTCCAATTCTTACACCAAGAGATGAAACTTTTACAATAACAGTCGTTAATTCTGGCGGTAATAAGTTTTATGCAAACGGACAAAATAGTTTGTATGTGCAACTATATCAAGGTTTTACATATAAATTTGACCAATCAGACGCAAGTAATTCAAGCCACCCTTTAGTGTTTAGTACAACAGAAGATGGTTCAAATTATACTACTGGCGTGTCAAGTTCTGGAACACCAGGTCAAGCTGGTGCTTATACTCAAATTATCGTGGCTAATTCTGCTCCAGCAACTTTATGGATAAAATGTAGCAATCATTCTGGTATGGGTTTCTCAACTCCAGTTAATGCTTTCAACAATATTCTATATACTACAGACGGAGCTTGGAATACTTCTGGTGATTTCACTTATCAATGGCAAAGAGGAGGAGGAGGTTCTTTCTCTAATATAGGTTCAGCAACAAGTAATTCTTATACTTTAACAGGTAGTGATGATGGACAGTATGTAAGATGTGCTGTAACATTAACTAATGATGCTGGAACAGCCACAGCTTATACTAATCTTTCAAATGTAAAACCTGGTCAATATGAGTATACAGGAACTAGCGGTACTGTCGGTTGGACTTGTCCTGCTGGAGTTACATCTATATCTATAATGGCTATAGGTAAAGGTGGAACTGGTTACTCTGTTTGTAATAATGTTACTTCTGGCACAGGCGGTAAAGGTGGAGCATTATCTTATAAAAACAATTACACAGTAACTCCTGGAACAACTTATTATCTTCACATGAACTCGTATATAAATGCACCTCATTATGCAAATGTGGCTGGATTTAGTACAAGTAGTGGTACAAGTAGTATTAGTAATTTTATCGTTGCCGCACAGCCAGGGGAAAATGGAACTAGTGGTGGTGATGCCAGTAAAGGCGTAGGTGATGTTAAAAGAAATGGCGGTAATGCTTACGGAAATCTAGGCTCTGGTGCTGGAGCGGCTGGTTATTCTGGTGATGGTGGTAGTATGAACAACGGCAGTAATCAATCTGGTAATGCTGGTTCTGGCGGAGGCGGAGGTGCTGGTGCTTCTGTTCCAGCTTATCAAAGTGGTGGAGCTGGCTCTGGTGCTGGTGGAGGTGGAACTGGTAGATATGGAGAAGGTACAAGTGGAGCTGGTGGTGTTTATAATGGAAGTGTTACTACAAATAGATTCGGTGGCGGTGGCGGTGGCTCTGGCGCTGATGATGCCTTAGGTGTTGACTATCAATATACCGGAAGTGGTAGAAGTGGTACTGATTACGGCGGTGGTGGAGCTGGTGGCGGTGCTTGGTATGGTTGGGGCCCATGTTCAGGAGCAGGTAGTGGCGCAAAAGCTGTCGTAAGAATTTTATTTCCAGGTAACACTAGGTCATATCCAACTACAAACACGGAGAATTTGTAATGAGTGAATTAAGAGATATAAATGCTATCTATTATATTAGAGTTGAAAATGATGAAGCTGTTGGTGTTCCACAAGAAAAAGAAAACATTATTGATGCTTTAAATGAAAATCCTGAAGACCCTAATAATAACTGGGAACTAATAGATTGTTCAGCAGATTTTAATAACGATTTTGAGTGGACACTTTTACCTTATGAACAACTTGCTTCTGATACTTATGAAAAAATTAATGGAGTTTGGACTGTAGTTGAAAACAAAGAAGATATGTCTGGTCCAGTTTTAGTTCAAAAACAAGAGTTTATGAAACAAGAATTAGAATCAGGTAGAGATTTTCAACTTGCTTTAGCAATAGAAGATAAAGGTAAAGAAACAGACCCAGAAAAAATTGCTTTATGGGAAGGTTTTATTATTGAACTAGAAGATTGGGTTTTTGACCCTAATGACCCTAATCCTACTTTACCACCTTTACCTGCACCGCTATATCCACCAGAGGAAGAAGTTATACTTAATTAAAAGGAGTTCTTATGACTACATTATTATTAATACTAACAAGCATTGTTACAATATCATCTTTGATATGTAGTTTTGTTCCTACAAATATATTACCTGAAAAATTTAAAAAAATAATAAAAATTTTAGCTTTGAATTTTAACAATGTGCATTACGACTGCAATCACAAGAAGAAGAAAAAGAGCAGTTAAATGAGTGGTCTTTCAGAACTTGAACAAGGTAAATTAATAGAAGCAGTTGAAAGTCTTGAAAAACAAGTAACGAGATTAAACACAAGACTTGATACTCTTGAAGGACAAATGAAATCAGGAAAAGGAGTTGTTATAGGAATATTTTTAACAGCAAGTGGTATTTCTGCCGCAGTTGTTGGTTTGTTTGGAAAAATGTTTGGGTAATAACAACAAGCAGTTAGGCAGAGTTGGTGAATTAATGGTTTGTTTTGAATTAGAAAAACTTGGTTATAATACCTCTTTAGTTGATGCTGAAGGTTATGACATTGTAGTTAATGTTTTAAATAAACCTTTAAGACTTCAAGTTAAATCTTCTAGCACAACAGATAAACAATCAGCAAAAGGTGGTAAACCTAGATACAATTTTTCAACTTCAGTAGGTAGAGTAAAAAGAAAACTTACAAAAGAAGATACTGATATTGTTGCTTTAGCATCAATAAAACAACAAAGAATACTTTTTAAAAATGTTTCTGAAATTACAGGTCCTACAACTAAAATTAGTGAAGCTCATTTTTATGAACCAAATATTACAAAAGATTCTTTTGAAAAATGTTTAAATAGTGAAAAAATAATATGAGTTTATTAGCAACATCTTTAATAGGAAATGTATCTAAAATATTAGATAAGTTTATTCCAGACAAAGATTTAAAAGTTAAAGTCGAATCTGAGTTAGTAGCTTCTATTAATGATATAGATAAAGCTCAAGCACAAATTAATTTACAAGATGCTAAAAGTTCTAATTTATTTCAATCAATGTGGAGACCTACTCTTTGTTGGATTTTAGTATTATCTTTTAGTTTGCAGTATTTTTTCTCTCCAATTCTTGCTATATTTGACATTGATATACCACAAGCTGATATGTCCGTTATGATGCCTGTACTGTTTGGAGTTTTAGGACTTGGTACTCTTAGAACTTACGAACTTAAAACTGGAGTTAAAAAATAATGCCTTATGTTGAATTAAAAATACCAAGTGGAGTTTATAAGAACGGAACAGAATTGCAGTCAAAAGGTCGTTGGAATGATTGTAACTTAGTTCGTTGGAACAATAATGCTATGCAACCAGTAAGAGGTTGGAGTCAATTAGGAACACAAACTGCAACAGGTAAAGCAAGAAAAATGATCTCATGGACTGATAATGCTAGAAACAGAAGATTAGGCGTAGGTACTTCTAGTAAATTGTATTATTACACCATTGAAGGAGATCAGTACGATATTACTCCGTCTGGGTTTGTAGCAGGTCAAGACAACGCAACAGAAAATGTTTCTTATGGTAATTATGTTTATGGTACAGGAAATTATGGATCGCAAAGACCAGATCATGGAATATGGGACCCTTGCACAACTTGGTCTTTAGATAATTGGGGTGAGTATTTAGTTGGTTGCAGTACAACAGATGGAAAAGTTTATGAGTGGCAATTAAATTCAAATATTGTAGCTCAACAAATTGCTAATTGCCCAACAAGTAATCAAGGTATAATTGTTACAGAAGAAAGATCATTAATGCTTTTAGGTGCTGGTGGAGACCCAAAAAAAATACAATGGTCTGATTTAGAAGATAATACAGATTGGACACCAAGTGGAACCAATCAAACTGGTAGCTTTAATCTTAATGGTAATGGAAAAGTAATAACAGCAATAAGAACTAAAGGGCAAATACTTATACTATCAACTATTGATGCTTACACATCAACTTATGTTGGATTACCTTTTGTTTATTCTTTTGAAAGAGTTGGCTCTAATTGTGGAGTTATTTCAGCAAACTCAGTTGTTGCTACTGATACATTTGCAGTATGGATGGGAAATGGTGATTTCTTTATCTATGATGGAATTGTAAAACCATTACCAAGTGATGTTGGTGATTATGTATTTAACGATTATAATACAAGTCAAAAAAGTAAAGTATATGCTTTTAATAATTCTCAATATTCTGAAATATGGTGGTTTTATCCAAGCTCAGACAGTACAGAAAATAATAGATATGTAGCATGGAACTATAAAGAAAATCATTGGACTGTAGGTAATTTATCAAGAACTTGTGCCGAAGATGAAGGTATATTTTTAAATCCAGTTATGATTGGATCCGATTATAAACTTTATGAACATGAAACTGGATATTCATACTTAGGAGAATCAGCAAGTGTTTTTGCTGAATCGGGGCCCTATCAAATAGATCAACCTAGTGGTAGATTAATGAATGTTTTACAATTAATACCAGATGAAAATACTTTAGGAGATGTTTCTGCTAAATTTAAAGTTAAAAATTATCCAACAGGAACAGAAACAACATTTCCAAGTAGTGGTTCTTTTACTTTAGCTAATCCAACTGATGTTAGATTTACTGCAAAAGAAGTAAAGCTTAGAGTTGAAACTGCTAGAAATACAGATTGGAGAGTAGGTAATATGCAAATATTTGTAAGATCAGGTGGAGGTAGAGGATAATGAGATTGCCATTACCAATGCAAGAATATAACTCTAGTGTTGTTCAACAGACAAATAATACTTTAGAGCAAGAAGATAAAAAAAATTTTAAAAAAGATACTGATATTAATATTAATGATGGAAGATTAATATTAAAATCACCTAACGGAACTAGATATAATATTACAGTAGATAATTCAGGTAACATAACAGCGAGTACAATATGACAATAGAAAATTTTGATAAATGTTGCGAAAGCATACAGAAAGCTTTAGACTATGGTAAGAACAGTCATACTCTTAATGATGTAAGACAAAGTATAGCCAAAGGTGAAATGTTTTTTCATTCTTTAGGAAACTCCTTCATTGTTACTGAAGTTCATGTATTTCCACAATATTATAATTTACATGGTTTTTTAGCCGGTGGTCATACAGAAGAAATAAAACAAATAATGCCTATATTAGAAAATAAAGCAAGAGAGGTAGGTTGCAAATATACAACTTTAACAGGAAGAAAAGGTTGGCAAAGAGAGTTTAAAGATGTTGGTTATAATCCAACTTTCTTTACATTAGACAAGGAGTTATAGAAATGGGAAAATCAAAATCAAGTGGAAGTTCAGAGCTAGACCCAGCCATTAAGGCAATGATGCAAGAAACCTTTAACATTGGTAAAGGTGCTGTAATGGAATCAGTAGATACAGGTCGTAGAGATATGTATGGTCAACCTATTATGGAAGAAAGATTAAAAGATTATCAAGCTTTTGAAGGTCCAAGATTTGCGAGTCCTAGTGCTGTTACAGGATTGGGTGAAGCTAGTTTATCAAATTATTTAAACACAAATAAACCATTTCAACAAACTGAAAGACTTGATGATCTTTATGGAAGAATGTCAAATGTTGCTAATTATACTCCTGACAATGTAAGTGCAGATACAGTTACATCAAGAGATGTAGCCGCCGGTCTTATAGATTTACCAAGTGAAATAGCTAGAACAATGGTTAACTCAAGAGAAGTTGGACAAGAAAGAGTTGCAGACCCTAACGATATAACTGCTAGAGAAGTTTTTGAAAGAGACTTTAATATAGAAAGAGTAGATGCTCCAGGTTTAATTAATCCTCAGACTTTAGCTGAAACTTCTTTAGACCCATACATGAACCCATATAACTCAATGGTAAGAGATGTAACTATCAATCAAATTGAAGAAGCTAGAGATAGACAACTATCAGAGCTTCAGAGTAGAGCCATACAGGCAGGAGCTTTTGGCGGTACTAGAGAAGATGTTGAATCCGGAATGATACAAGGAAAAGCTTTATCTGAGATAGCAAAACAAACAGCACAATTAGGTCAACAAGGTTTTAATCAAGCAACGCAATTAGCTACTCAAGACTTAGGTTTATTAAATCAAGCTGAAAGAGATAACATTGTGAATCTTAGAGAGGCACAAAGATTAAATCAAGCAACTGATTTAGCCGCCGAGCAATCAATGTTAGATGCGGCCATGGAAGCACAAAGATTAAATCAAGCCAGAGATTTATCACTAGGTCAATTTAATACAGAAATGATGCAACAGTCTGCTTTAGCAAATCAAGCCAACGCAAGAGAAATTGATTTAGCAAATGCTACTAGAGATTTACAAGCACAAGGCATGAATCAAGAAGATGCTTTTAGAGTTGCTCAATCAAATGTAGATAATAAGTATAGAGCCCAAGCACAGAATGTATCTAATACATTACAAGCAGATTTAGCCAATCAATCATCATCATTACAGGCTGCCGGTATGAATCAAGAATCAAATTTACAGGCCGCTTTAGCAAATCAAGGAGCAGGGCTTGAAGCTAACGCATTAAATCAACAAGGTTTATTATCAGCGGCAGGATTAGCTGATGCGTCAAATCAATCAACTGTAGATAGATTTAATCAAATGAGAGAGATTGGTTCTGTTCAAGATGCAAGAGAACAGCAAAATTATGATTTTGATTATCAACAGTATCAAGACGAGCAAACTTATCAGATGATGTTAGCACAATTCTTAGGTGGTCTGTTAAGTGGATTCCCAACACCTTTATCTTCAAATCAGAAGATGACAGATACAAGAATATTTAGTTAGAGGAAAATAAAATGGATATGTTTGAAGATTACGATAAAAGAAAAAAAATGTTAGACAAATTTATAATGAAAAAATATCCTGACTTTTCTACTGAAGCTGGTAGCGGTGATGCAAGAAGAGAAGCTCAGTTTGGTTTTGGAAAAGATACTATTTTTGGTCCAAATTATGTAATTCCAGAAGGTACAAAATTGCCAATAAATCCAAATAATCCAAACTTAATAAGTAGAGATGTTAATTTAAACGATTCACAACGAGCATTAGGTTTAAATATTTTAGAAAATGCACCAAGCGGTTTAGGAGCATCAAAACCTCCTGTTGTAGGTCCTTTAACTGACTTTAAACAATTTGGAGGGATTAAAAGTATTATTGGAGATGCTATGTATGCCAACAATAAAATCGGTATTAGTTCTAAAGATGCACAACAAAGTAAAATAGATACACAATTTTATAATGAAAGAAAATATGTAGTAAATCCAAATAATGCAAAAGTTCTTTTTGATAGTGAAAGCAAAGATGAAATTAAAACAACTTTAGCAAATGTAGAAGCTTTAGGTGTTCAAAATGCTATTGTTATGAATAGAGAAGAATTACAAAATTTTAGAAAATCTCTTGCTTCAGAAGAAACTACTGATTCTTTTGCAAGAAGAATTCCAACAGATGAGATTATTCAAAGCTCATTAATTGCAACAACAGAATCAGGAAGAGTCGATCCTTTATCTGAGATAGTAACAAATCAAATTAGATTTGCTTTAAATCCTCTTGATCAAGATGACAGAACTTTTGATGAAATAAAAAATTCTTACGATCAAAATATTCAAGGAAAAAGATTTAATTATCAATTATATGATGCTAATGGAAAAGCTCTTAGTGAAGAAGATCAAAATGAAATATATGGTGTAGGCATAGAAAATCCTTATGTACCTATTCCTGATAATTTTAATGTTGACTATGCTTCTGCTGGTGATCTTAAAGGCTTAGCTGGAAGATCAATGAGTGGTCTTTTTAATTTTTTTGGAGCTGAAGCTCCTGCCAATTTTGCAAGACAGACAACTGCTAATCAAGCCTCATTTGATGGATTACTTCAACCAATACTTTGGTTTAGAGCAAGAGCTTTAATGCCAAAACCAACATCAAAAGAAATAGATCAACAAAGATTATTATTACCAAGTTTTAATAAAAATGATTTTAAAAATGCCTCTTTAACTAAAACTGCTATTGTTGATATGCAATCAAAATTAAGAAATGCTTTACAGAAAAGAGAAAATATAAAAAACAATGTTACAGGTGGAAAACTAGAAGAATACGATCAAGCATTGATAGATCAAGCTCCGGCTATGATTGAATTATTAAAGGCTATGTATAAACAATTTGAAGAACAAGGAACTACTGGTCAAGGAGCTAGACGAAATAGTTATGAACTTAATCCAGTTGTTCCTAATAGAGGTTAATAATGGTTTCAATTTTAGATGAAGAAGAAAAAAAGAAAAAATTATTAAGTAATGATGAATTTCTTTTTTTAGATAAACTTCAAAGACAAGATAAGCTTACTGGAGGATATTACAATCCTATAAATGATGCTAGTTCAAGACCAAGAAATTTAGAACTATTACAAGGAATATTAAGTAATAATAAAATTCCTAATGAAGAATATTCTAATGCTCTACAAAGCGAAATTTATTCACCATTACTTAATCAACAAAAAATTATGAATAGAAGTCCATCAACAAATTTTGGAGGTGATGCTTTATCAAGTTTATTAGCTTTACCTGGTGATTTAACCGATATTGGATACAATGTTCCTCGTCATTATCTAAGTGGACAAAATTTAGCCAACATAGGCATATCTGGTTTTGAAGGTATAAGAGATATTGTTGCTGATAAGAATTTTACTCCAAGACCTCCAAGAATAGATAGATATGATGTTCCTGAAAAGATAGATGTAAGTGGAAAAATAAAAGATGTTTTATTTGAAGATTTCAATATTGGAAGTGGTAGCGATCCAAGAAATGTAGGGCCCGATAATTTTGCTTCATCTTTTGGTAAAAACTTTGGAGACTTTACTAAGTTTAGTTTAAGTTCTCAACTTTTACTTTCTAAGTATGGGCAAGGAAGTAAATACTTTGATGATATGTATAATGCTATGGTAAAATCTCCAAAAACATTTTTAGCTTCATCTGTTACAGGAGATTTAGCAGGATCAAATATATATACATACGCAGAAAAAAATGATTGGGGCCCAACCGCTACTATGGGTGCTGTATTAGTTGCAAGTACAGTAGGTATGATTCCTGGTGGATTAGTGTCTGGAGGAAAATCTACTTATAATAAAGTTTTAACAGGTGAGGGAATGTTAGGGAAATTAAAAGGCCCTTTTGAAGCTATTGCTAATTTTGGTAACAGTATGAAGTTAAGAATTAGTTCAGACCCTCAAGCAGTTCAGAATTTATTAGCTTCAAAATTATCTAGAGAATTAGCTAAAGACCCAGATGCAAATATTGATGACATTATTAAAAGATTTGTTGATGAAGATATACCACAATTAAGTGCTATGTCTGATGAAGAGCTTTTAAAAATTTCTACAAGAGAAGGTCAAGGTTATGGTATACCGGCTCGTATAGCAGATGATGAAACTATTACAGCTTTTAGTAATTGGGCCGCATCTAACAATCAAAGCTTTAATCAAGTATTAACAAGTTTAATAAATAAAAATGCTAAGAATGTTATATTGGCTGATGATTTAAAACCAACAGGAGACCCAGATATATTTGTTGCGGAAATCAAATCACTTTTTAATAATCAATCACAAGAATATGGAAAAAAGTTTGTAACATATTTAGATGATTATGAAAAAATACTCACAAAAGAATTTGGTTTTACTCCTGCTGAAGCTAATTTAGAGATCGCAAAGTTAATTAGAAAATCATACAAACAAACACGACAGGCAGAAAGCAATGCTTGGGGCAAATTAGATAAAAGAGAATTTATGGGTATTGAATTGCCAAAAGATTTCTTTGCACCTATGATAGCTGTAAGAAATAAATTGGCTGAACAAATGCAAATAGATGATACTCCTGTTCTTCCTGGAAACATAAACAAAGAATTAAATGCTATTTTATCAAAGGTAGAAAAAGGAGATAAAATAACTTTTGGAGAATTAAAATCTTTTCAAACACAACTTAGAACTTCAATGGAAGCAATTAACACAGGTCCTTTAAGTAAGAACGCAGGTGTTCATTTTAATCTTTCAGAGTTAGAAAAATCTTTATTTGAAAACTCAGACATTTTTATAAGTAATCAAGGCAAAGAGTTTGCAGAATTATTACAACAAGCTAAATATCATACATTCAATAAGTATGAAACTTATGAGAGAAACAATATAATTAATTCAGTAATGAGTAAAAGCTCAAGAGGAAATTATAATTTAAATGATAGATACACCGCAAAAACAATATTAGATTTTGATCCAAAATATCTTGGAGAAGATATTAATGTTATTAGAACTGTTCTTGAAAGTGCAGATGATAACATAACAAAATCTTATTTTGGTCCACCAGATAGAACAGGAAGATTAAGACAACCTGAATTAAAAATAGATGGCGATAGAGCTTTTCAAAGTATAGTAGGTGATATGGCAAATGTGGTTATAGGTACAGACGGAAAAGTTAATGTAAGTAATTTTTACAGATGGATGAAAGATAACAAAGATACTATTAATAATTTTCCAAGACTAAAAGAAATATTAGAAAAATATAAAACAAACTTTTCTGAATTAGAAAAAGATTTATCTTCTAATATTTTTGGATTAAAACCAATAAACAAGGACCCTGTTACAGGTAAAATTAATTTTGAAGTTGATAAGAGAAGTGCTTTCTATGGTTTATTAGAAACTGATAATGGTGTTCCAATAGTTCAAAAGGCTATGTTTGACCCTCAAAATGGTGGTAATAAAATTAGAACAATATCACAAGCTCTTGAAAATGATAAATCTTTAAAAGATGGATTTAATGTAACAGTATTTGACGGATTAATTGATGATGCTTTAAAAAGTGCTAATCCAGTTTTACAACTACAAAAAAGATTAGATCAATCTATTGGAGGTGAAACTCTAAGAGAAGTTTTAATAGCAGAAAAAATATTAACTGAAAAACAATTATCTCATTGGCAAAAAAGTTTTAACAGTTTTACTAAAGATGTTGATTTTATGAATCTAAAATTATTTCAAGATCAGACAACCGCTATGGCAACAAGTGATGCTTTATCTGCCATATTTAGAGGCATGGGTTCTAAAGGTTTTAGTAAATTAATGGGTAGTGCAACAGGAAGTTCAGGATCAAGTCTTATTATTGCAGGTCGTGGCTCTCAAATAGGGCAAAAATTATTTGGGGGTGTTGCAAACAATAAAAGATTAAATGATCTAGTTATTGAAGTTATGTTAAAGCCAGAAAAGACTAGATATATATTAGAGCTAGTAAAAGGAATTGAGACTAAAGCTCTTTCAAAGCTAGAAGCTTATAAACAATATAAAAAACAGTTCTTAGCTGGTGGAAGAACAACTCAAGTTAATGTAAGAGAAATACCAGAATGGTTTTCAGAAATGTATGATGATGGAGAGTAATATGAAAAAATTAATAATTTTATTACCAATGTTAGTAATGATTGGTTGTGCTAAACCTGGAAGTGTAAATGTATCTACACAAACTCCAGCAGACACCGATCTTAAAATTGTTATTGAATCTACAAGTAAGGAGTAAACTATGTCAAAGGCAATGGGTGCAATGGCTGGGTCTGGTGAGCTTTTAAAAGCAACACTAGAAAAAAAGATGGCTGAAAAAATGGCTTCACCAAAAAAACAATTTACTGATATTACTTCTGGTAAAAATTTTGATGCAATGACTCTAGAAGCAAATTCAATGTTGAGTAAATTAAATCCAAAAAATATGCCAGCTAATTTTAATTCAGCAATGAATAATTTTGGAGATAAGTTTAATGAATATAAAGAAAGATTAAATCCTGTAAATTTTAGAGAAACAGGAGATAAGATGTATCAAGAAATGGTTGAAGGAGATGACAAAAGAAATGCAATGCAGAAGATGATAACTGATTTAGATAATTTAAAATTTCAAAATACAAATTCTCAAATTCAACAATCTTTAAAAAATAGACCTCCAATAAATTTAGATAAATTAGCAGGACAAGATACTATTAATAATTCTGTAAAACAATCTATTGGAAATTTAAATCAATTTACAACTACTGAAAGTGATATAGTTTTTCCAAGTTATAATGAAATGTCTAGTGAAGCAAAGTTACAAAGAAAGAAAAGAGTTGAAGATTATATGAGAAATTTTGGTAGATAGAATTAATCAATATCAAAAATAAGAAGCAGTAAAAAACTAATTACTGCTTCTATAAAAACTTTAAGAATATTTATCATTATTTAATGCCCAACTATAAGTGTCCATTTTTTCTCTAAAAATTTTAGTAGACCATTTTAATTTTTCAAGTTGTTTTTCAATATCAACAGTCTTTGGATCCATTGTAGCTAAATCTTCTAAAGCTTCTAAGTCTTGTCTATACATTTCTGATAGTGCTAAGTAAAGTTGTAGATCAACAATTTGATCCTTTTTTTGATAATTCATAATATAAACTCCTTCATCAATCGAGTTGATAATAACTTGATTCGAGATTGTGTCTATATTGTGATTGAAATTTGTTGTTGATAAGATGTTAATAAGTAACGAGGGGTTATTAACCCCTCATTATCTCCTTTAGTTAAACTTTAAGAATTGTTAGCTTTGCACCAATTCTGCATAAACCGTCATAGTAACTTCTACTTAAATGATCGGAAGAATAGTAATGACCAAACTCATGTATCAACAGTTCAAGTATCTCTTGTTTGTTTGTATCTAAATCAAACCATTGACGACCAAGAACATTAAAGAACAACTGCAAGTTCCCACGACCATAACTTGCAAGGGCCCCTGAGCCGTCATGTACTGTAACTGATAAACTTCCAAAGCCTAATTGTTGATGTAAGAACTTTGCATAGTCAACTACCTCTTGCATCTTATCATCAACATCAACCTCTTCTGCTCCACTAGTAAATTCAGGTTTTGCATACTTACTAATTTGTCCTGATGGTAAAGCAAAGTCTGAATATTGTTCTCTTGCTTCTCTGACTCTAGACCATGCTTCTTTAGAAAGTTGGCTGCCTGAGATAACTTGTCTCTCATCAGCAAATGCTTTCTTGTTTGCTTCAATATCAGACATATCATATACAACTGCATCTTCACCAAACTTAGCGTCAATGACAGATTTAATTGCTTCAGCAGAAGATTCTTTTTGCTCTAAGGCTTCTTGAGCAAAAGTTGTCTGTAATTCCTCTTCTGATAAATCATTATGAGTATGATTTAAAACAAATGCTTTTAACTTTTTAAGATAAGCTGGTTTAACATTGTCTCTATCTTTAGAAAGAGGAACTTTCTGATTAACATTTATTGTAAAAGGAATATCAGTTTCAACAACTGGTATTCCAAGTTCACAAATATAGTTTGTATCTAAAGATTTAAACAATTCAATTTCAGTAACTCTTGAACTTGGAGTAAAGTTACCTTCTTCATCAATCGTTACAGTCGGTAAAGTTTCTGTAAATACTGAGTGTGTGTTTGATCTTTTAATCAAGTTATCATTAATTACAAACTCAACATTTTTTGGTGGAATGATAGTTCTTGATAAATCAAGCAACTCTTCGAACTCAACTTTTTTAAGTTTAATCAAACCCTCAAAGATAGAACCTTTTTCAGTTTTAGTTCCAGTCTTAGTTCTAGTGCCATTAGATTTAAAAAGTATAGTTCCTTTTGTACTAACTATCTTAGCTTCTTTAAACATAGCTAAAGAAGATTTAGTTCCATAAGAAAATCTACCTCTCTTTGAAGTATCGTTAGCTTTGTAGCTTTCATTAAATAATGTATAAGCATCAGCTAATTTTTTAAAACCCTCAGGGCTATCATCTTGAACTTTAATCTTTGTTCCTTCAGATGACCATGTAAGTTGAACTTCACATTTATTAATGTTCTCATCAAAAGCATTAGAGACTAATTCTTTAATGATAAAGATTTTATTTTTATCAGACTGATTTTTTTTCAAACCAATATGATTAACATTAAACCATGAGTTGTTAGATTTATTACCAACAGATTTTGTCTGCATATCGCTAGAGTTAATCTGACCAGTTTCAACTGGATTTTTCATAACATTATTATTCATAATGTAATCATTTTAGGAAATTGATTCCTTATTGTCAACATCTTTTTTTTTAAGCTTACACAATAGTTCTAGTTTGATTCAGAAAATGAATTTGACTAATTTACGAATCAGAATATTTTTGAATCAATCTTTGGAAGGAGAAATTATGAAACAAATAAAATACAACTCTATTGAACCACATTTAAGTCATGACGAATATCATTCTATATCTGAAGCTTTAGGTTCAACAGGTGTAAAGACTATATATAGTAAGAGTGTAGCACACTACAAATTTCAAGAGTTCACAAACAAAGTTCATTTTGATGTTGGTACTGCTGTTCATGTAGCAGTATTAGAACCTGAGAAGTTTGATTCTGAAGTTATTAAATGTGGTAAAAATCGCATGACTAAAGAATATAAAGATTTAAAGAAAAATAAACTTAGCAATCAAGTAATAGTTACTGATATTGAATATGATAAATGTTTAAGAATAAGAGATAGTGTTCATAGAAAAAGTGAAATTAATAAACTATTAGTTAGTGATAATGGACAATCTGAGATGTCTGCTTTTGCTAAAGACCCTAGAACTAATTTAAAGTTAAAGACAAGACCTGATAGAGCTGTACTTGGGTCTAAAGCAGATATGCTTGTTGATCTAAAAACAACTCAATTAGCTGATGAAGATAGTGTAGTAAAATCAATAGCTAGATATGGTTATCATATACAAGAAGCTTTTTATCGTCATGTCTGGTCGTTAGCTACTAAGAGAGAAGTATCAAGATTTGTTTTTCTTTTTGTTGAAAAAGAACCTCCATTTGCCTGTTGTTTGTATGAAATTCCTGAGCCTTTTTTAGAAGAAGGAGTTGCTTGTATGAATATAGCTTTAGATAGATACAAAGAAGCTGAAGAACTAGGCGAATACCCTGACTACCCCAATGAAGTCGTGTCTTTAAATATACCTAATTGGGCTTACAAAGAAACTCTTCCACCGGAAGAAATAATATTATTTAACAAGTCAATCGAAATAGAAGGAGATTTATAATGGCTATGGGACTAATAAAAGAAGATAATGATAATGCACCAAGAGAGATTTATGATAGATTAAATTTCAATGCTAAAGAAGGTAAGTTTACTCATCATCATTATGACAGAGAAAATGAAGTTGCAGTTGCAGATGATTATAAAAATGAATTTAAAATAATCATTGATTTCAATGAGTTAAAAGTAGGTTGGGCAGATTGGACTCAAAGCCCTCCAAGTGTTGTTGTAGTGCCTCATGGTGTTTCGAATCAACTTCCTGAAAGACCTACTCCCGATCACAAAGAATACTTTAATGTCAATATTTACAATAAGAATCTGAATACAGTAAAATTTGGTTCTAGTGCAGGAAGTATTATTCAAAGTTTTGATAAGCTTCATGACAGTTATATTAGTGCTAATGAGAAGGAGAAATTGCCAGTAATACAAGTTAAAGGTGTTGTGGGCCCCACAAAATGGGGAAAAGCAACTGTATATCTGCCTGATTGGTCTATTATTGATTGGGTTGAAAGACCTGAGACTATGTTGACAACTAATAATAACAATAAATTAACTGAAGAAGTACAAGAGAAACCAGTTAATAAGGAGATCGAGAAAGAAATTAATTCATTAAGTCCAAGCATTGAAGATATAAAAGATGCTGATGATGATTTCGAAGAAGATTTTTAATTAGTAAGCATACTACTGGGTGCTTGTTAATTGTGAAGGGTAGATTTTATTATTATTTTCCCCTGCTACCCTTCACTACAAAAACCCTTGTATGCAAAAAAATGATAAGTCTGAAATATTAATTAATGTTCTTATGATTCTATATATATCTCTCAGTAATTATGTGTTTGATGGAGATGATAAGATAGTTATGTGCAGAAGGAATTTAAATGCTGAAATCTCAATCCAAATCTAAAACAATTTTAAAGACAGGACAACGAGCTAAATATGATCTTTATCCTACACCTAAAAAATGTGTTACAGAATTATTAAAGAGAGTTGATTTTAAAGGTAATATTTGGGAACCTGCTTGTGGTAAAGGAGATGTATCTGAAGTATTACTTGATAACAATTACACAGTTTTATCTACTGATATTGTAGATCATGGTTATGATAAATTAACTGCTCAAATTGATTTTTTAAACTGTATTAGTGCAAGAAATATACCAACTAATATAGTTACTAATCCACCTTTTAATAAAGCTTTTGAGTTTGTCGAACATTCAATAAATTTAGTAAAACCTAATCAAGGCAAAGTCGCAATGTTTTTAAGATTGGCTTTTGCTGAAAGTAAAAAAAGAAGAAATTTCTTTATAAATAATAGACCTACTTACATATATGTTTTTTCAGAAAGACAAACATTGTGGAGAAATGGCGAAGTAATTCCAAAAGGTAGAAGTGGCACAACTGCTTATGCTTGGTGGGTTTGGGACTTTTCCAATAAGAAGCAATTTAATAAAACTATATTTGATTGGATTTAATATTATGAATAAAAAATATGTAGAAGCAATTAAGATTATATCTCAAGAAGTTTGGGGTGAACCTAAAATAAAAAATGATGATGAATGGAGATTTGGAAATAAACTTAGTAAAGCTATTGATATTAAAAATGCTACTTACTTTGATTTTGAAGAAAACGAAGGAGGTGGTTTAATTGATTTAATATCTAAAACTAAAAATCTAAATGGTATTAATCTTTCAAAATATCTTCTGGAAGAGTTTGATATTGGAGAAAAATTAGAAGATAAGAAAAATTTTATAAATAAAAAACAAGATCAACCAAAAAAAATTGTATCTGAATATAATTATAAAAATGAATTAAATGAAATAAAGTATCAAGTCATAAGATATGAACCAAAAGATTTTAGACAAAGACATTTTAAAGATAATAAATGGCATTGGGGTTTAAATGGTATTGATCCATTACCTTATAACTTACCACAAATTTTAGAAAAAGATTCGAGTACAATATTTATTGTTGAGGGTGAGAAAGATGCAGATAGATTAATGTCTATTGGTCTATTAGCTACAACTAATAGCGGAGGAAGTAAGAACTGGAATGAATCTTTAAACAAATGGTTTGAAAATAGAAGAGTTATTTTAATCCCAGACAACGATTCTGCTGGGTACTTACATATAGACAAGGTCGCAAAATCGCTCCTACGAGCTTCCCTGAGCGTTCATATTTTGAAATTAGATGAAAAAGTAGCAGAAAAAGGAGATATATCTGATTTTCTTGATAATGGTGGTGATATAGAAGAGCTTATATTATCAGCTAAACCTTACGAAGAATCTAATATAGATGTTTTTCCAACTATGAATATAAGTGATATTCTAACATTAAAAAATCAAACTTTCTTAATTGAGAACTTAATACCAGAAAATGGTTTAGCCGTTATATATGGTCAACCGGCATCATATAAAACTTTTTGTGCATTAGATATGTGTCTATCAATATCTTCAGATCAAGACTGGCAAAAATTTAATAGTAACTCAGGTAAAACAATGTATGTGGCAAGTGAAGGTGTTGGAGGTTTAAAGAAAAGAATTAAAGCATGGTTAGTTAAAAATAAACCTGAAGCTCAACCAAATTTTCATTTACTTGCACAGACTGTAAATTTTTTAGATCAAGATGAATTAAATAAATTAATTCAAACAATTAATAAAGTTGGAAAAGATTTTAAGTTAGTTGTAATTGATACAGTTGCAAGAGCTTTATCTAATTCAGGCTCAGATGAAAACTCTGCAAGTGATATGGGACATTTTATAAGCTCATGTGATTTTATTAGAGAGAATATTAATTGTGCAGTTCTATTAGTTCATCACTCAGGAAAAAGTGAGACTGCTGGTCTAAGAGGTTCAAGTGCTTTATTAGGCGGAGTTGATACTTCTATTTATTGTAAATACTCAAAACCAAATGTTCATTTAGAAGTACAAAAACAAAAAGATGCCGAGTCTTTAGAAGATATTGTTCTTGAGGTCGAATCAAGAGCATTGATTGGTCAAAGTTCCGTTACATTACAAAGAGTTATGGATCAAGAAACAGTACATACGCCTTATGTTCCAAAATTAGGTGCTAATCAGAAGTTAATTTATGATACTATTGTTGATGCAATGAGTTCAGAAATTTCAAAAGAAGGTTGGATTAATGCTGATGCAGGAGAGAATAAGTTTATTACAATAAGTAGTGTTGAGTTTTTAGTTTTACCAAAATTAACTGATAAGAATACAAGTCAAAAGAATCAGATATTAAAGAGAAGTTTATTAGGTTTACAGAATAAAAATATTATAGGAATTTGGAATGAAAAGGTTTGGTTATGTTAAAAGATAAAGAAGAAGAACTAAAAAATATTTATTTATCTGAAGTAGATCAGACAGCTATTGAAATGGAAAATGTTTGGGGCCCTGGTGTTTTAGAAAAACTTGTTTCTGAAGAGACAAAAAAGAAATTTTCTAAAGCAAAAGTAAAACTAAATACAGCTTTAGTAACAAAAGGTAATTCTTTATTATTTAAAAAAGCTTGTAGTAATATAATAAAAGGTTATTTAGCTTTAGATAAAGAAGCTAGATTATCAGGTCATGAACCACCAAAAGGTGAATTTTGGTTAGCAAAATCTAAAAACAATAAAGAATTTTATATTGTAAAAAATGTTGCTGAAGGTGATATAGTTTTAACAAAATATCCAAGATGTATATTATACACACTAGATGAATTAGCTGAAATTTTAGAGACACTACATGAAGTTAATGAATGTAAAAAGATTTTTGCAAAAGCTAAAGTAACTAAATTTGAAAAAGATATTCCTTTTGATGACCCTATTCCGTTTTAAATAAGAGATAATTATGATTTGTTTAATTTGTAGTTCTGAAAAAAGTAAAGTAATAGAAAGTAGAAAATCTTCCGACTCTACAAGACGAAGAAGAGAATGTTTAGATTGTGGTAATAGATTTACAACACTAGAAAAAGTAATTGAAAAACCAAAAAAAAGAAAACTAATTCAAAGATCAGAACAGCAATCAAAAAAGAAAGAAAAAAAATATGAAACTTTTAGATCGCAAAGAACAGATAGTTTTGTTGTTCAATCTGATTCAGATGAAAAAGATTTTTTAGAAGGTTTTTTAAAAGGTAAAATATAATGACTACTAAATTGAGACTAACTTCTAAATTAAAAAAACAAGAAGAAAAAACTTTAGAATTAGAAATTCAAAACAAAATATTAAAAAAACAAAATGATATATATAAAAAATTCATTGATAGAGTCAGCGAGTTAGAAAGCCCTAATGGTCATTTTGGAAAACTATCAGCACCAATAGTTTTAGAAAAAGTTATTAAAGAATCAGAAAAATTAAAAGGAGTTATTGAAGATGTCGAAATCGAAAGAAAAAGATATTACTTATAATATAGATGCAGATGATATTGAAGATGAAGAATTTGAAGAAGTTGTAACATTTACATTTTCACAAAAAGTTAGAGATGAAAATAAAGGATTTACAGATAAACAATGGGAACAAATGGGTGAAGATTTAGTTAATCAAATATTTGGAGTAGAAGATGACGAAAAAAATTAAGTATGATTATGTTAGTGTTAATTCTGAATATTTACTATTAAGTAATAATGAAAGAGAAGAACAAAAAATAAATTTATCAGATCAACAATTACTGAGACTATCAAAAGAAATAATTAATAGCTTATGGATTAGAAATAATGCTGTATAATATAAGCACTATGTCTAACAAAGATGAAGATAAAAACTTAACAGCAATAACTGAGGAAGATTATCTTGATATAATGGTAAATTCTTGTGCCCAGGTTATATGTTTTGAATATGAATCAAAGCTTTGTAATTGCGATTCTGCTAGAGATTGTCATGGAGCATCCGAGTTTATTGATTCAGCTAAAGCTTGTATAGGTATTATTGGAGCTTTTGGTGATAACATTTATAGAATTGAATATAGAAAAGATCAGTTAAACTAATGACAAAAGATTCAAGATTAACTAGAGCAGGAGTTTCAGGTTATAATAAACCAAAAAGAACACCTGGTCATAAAACAAAATCTCATGTTGTTGTGGCTAAAGAAGGTGATAAAATAAAAACTATTCGTTTTGGTCAACAAGGTAAAACTGGTGATAAAACTATGACAAAAAGAGCAAAGTCTTTTAAGGCAAGACACGCAAAGAATATTAAGAAAGGTAAAATGTCGGCTGCCTTTTGGGCTAATAGGGTAAAATGGTGATGAAATGAGTTTAGTAGAAAATATTAACAAAAGAAAAAAAGCTGGTAAAAGTAGATCAAAAAAGAACAGTACAGTATCTAAAAAAGCCTATGCTGATATGAAATCTGGTTGGAAAAAGAAGAAGAAAAAATCTAAAAAGAAAAAATAATGATAAGCAGAAAATTACAGAAGAAAAGAATTAAAATCTGTAACGATTGTGATTCTAAATCAGAAGGAACTTATGGAGCAATTTGTAATTATTGCAGATGTGTTATAAAAGCTAAGACATTATTTAAACAACAAAAATGTCCTTTAGGAAAATGGTAAATGAATCAAGCTAATCCTTTTGTAAACTTTATAGAAAAGTATCAATATGAACCAACTTTATTTTGTGAAAATGTTTTAAATGTTAAACCAGATGTTTGGCAATCCGAACTAATGAAAGCTGTTGTTGAAGGAGAAAGAAAAATATCTGTTCGATCTGCTCATGGTGTTGGTAAATCTTCAGTTGCTAGTTGGATATTAATTCATACATTACTTACACATTTAGACTGTAAACTTATAGTAACTGCGCCAACAAGCGGTCAATTATTTGATGCTTTATTCGCCGAATTAAAGAAATGGATTGGCGAAATGCCACAAGCATTACAAGATTTAGTTGATATAAAAAGTGATAGAATATCTTTGCGATCTCGAAGTGCTGAAGCATTTATATCAGCAAGAACTTCTCGTAAAGAACAACCTGAAGCTTTAGCCGGTGTTCATAGTCAAGGTAAAGTTATCTTATTATGTGATGAAGCATCAGGGATTCCTGAACAAGTATATGAATCTGCTTCAGGGTCCATGTCCGGCAAAAATACTCACACAATCTTACTTGGAAACCCAACAAGAAACTCTGGTTTATTTTATGACACTCATCATAAATTAAAAGGAGCTTGGAGAACATTTCATATATCAGCTTATGATAGCGATAGAGTTTCAGATGAGTTTGTTGAAGAAATGGCTATGCGATATGGAGAAGATAGTTCTGCTTTTAAAGTAAGATGTTTAGGTGAGTTTGCTGAAGAAACAGATGATACTATTATACCTTTAGAGTTAATTGACTCTGCTATTAGTAGAGAAATTCCAGTAGATCATTCTGTATCAGATACTATTTGGTCTCTTGATGTAGCAAGACATGGTGCCGACAGTTCTGTATTGGTAAAAAAAACAGGTAATAGTATTACTGAAATAAAATCATGGAAAAGATTAGACTTAATGGAGCTGAGTGGTCGTGTTCATGCAGAATTTGATACTACTGAACTTGAACATAGACCTCATGAACTTTATATAGATGTAATCGGAATGGGGTACGGAGTTTTAGATGCCATTAATTCCATTGGTAGAATCAATGCTATTGGGATTAATGTTGCAGAAAGTCCTAGCCAAAAAGAAACTTATATGAATTTAAGAAGCGAATTATGGTTTAAATTTAGATCATTTTTAGAAAATAAAATGTGTAAATTGCCAAATAATGAGTACATGATAGCTGATTTAATTGGTGTTAAATATAAATTTACGGCTGCCGGAAAAATTCAAGTTGAATCTAAAGAGATGATTAAGAAAAGATTAGGCAGATCACCTGATTTTGCCGATGCTTTAGTCTTACTAATGGCAGGAGAAGCCATTGCATCAAGATCAGGTAACTATGCAAGAGACTGGAAACAGCCTTTAGTAAGAGATATTAAGGGTGTTGTTTAACTATAATTTGATTTAATATATACATCTATATATAGAGAAAAAAGAATTTGATTCTTCCTAGTCGGACCGCAATCTATATCCTTCTTCCAATCATAGTTCGGCTAGGTTTTCTCATAAAAAAAAGGGCGATCATTACAATCACCCTTTAACATTATGAATAAGATAATATTAGTATTTTTTAGTTCTTTTTGTCAACATAAGTTTCAACTAAAGTTGACAAAATATTCTTCAATAAATTTACAAAAATAATCAATGTTTGACTAGCTGGAATATTCTTAATCATGTTAATTAAAAAATTTTCCACAACATAAGCCATAAAGAAAAGTTCTTGTTCATTGCCTTGCTCTCTATACTTAGATGCAAGTTGTAATATATCTTTTTTAATCTGATCTTGTAGCTGTTTCTGTTTCATTACATAACCTCCTGATTAATAGCTAAACTTTCTTCATATTTTCTTGAGTCTGTTAATATTTTATTAACAGTTTGATGAGTAACTTGTGCTTCAACATACATTGAAAAAGTATTAGTAATTGTATCAGATATTTTTCTTAAAGATTGACCTTCATTATCTAATTTTTTCATAAGCACAACAGCATCATCAAGCCATTTATGTTTAATAAATTCTGCCTCTTTTCCTATGCCTTCTTTTCTATAACCATAAGGTATTTTACCGCCCATACCATTTCTAACGCTAGGAAAATCATGATAAGCAAAGTTTCTTTTTCTTTTAGTCCCGGCTCTACAATTCTCTTTAACTCTTCTAGCATATTCTTTGGCAAAAACTGCTCTTAACGAAGCTTCTAATCCAACTTTACTCTTAGTAATATTGCCTGTATTTGGCACAATAACATTTACTTTATTCATTTTACAATGGTGAATTAAGTTCTCGAAGATTCTATTGTCTCTAGCTAAACGATCAATATTAGAAGTAAATATATAATCATTTTCTTTTAAATTAAGAAGTTCTTTTCCGAACTTTCTATCTTTAAATTCTAATAAACCTGAAACTCCTGAATCATCTATTAACTCAGGCTGAATATGTGAATCTATTTTATCTAATTCTTTAAGTTTATTTATTTCAATAATGTTAATTTGTTTTTGATTTTCTGCTGATTGATTATCAATCTGAGTCTCAGAAGATAATCTTATATAACTAATAACTCTCATAACTTCTCCTTTATATTGCTTTATCTATCATGGTTTCAATCTGTCCATCATCAAATAAATTTATTTGATTAGAACTTTCTTTTATTGCATTCCATTTGGGATCTAATGTTTTATTATCGGGGCCCATATATTCATGCGAGTAAAAAAATCTAGTTGATTGTTCTTTTGTATCATGTCTATGATAAGGAACTGTTGTTTGCATTTTCTTATTCATGCTAGTTGCTTTCCATAATTTTGATCTATCATTATATTCTCCAATTCTTACATGAGAAGTTTTACAAAAATATCTTCTATTACTTTCAATGTGCATATCGGCAATGGCATTGTGTAACTTTGTTCCAATTCCAAGCCCTTGAAAATCAGGCAATATAACTGTTCTACATTCTCTATAACATTTTCTAATATCACCCTCATATAATGGGGGATAATATCCAGGCATAGGAATACTACAACAAAACCCTACAATATTATTTTCCCATATTGCTAAATAACATTTAACAGCAGTAGGTATTTCTGATGTTAAATAATGATGCTTCTTAAAGATTTCCCAATATCTTTTTGTGCAGTCGTGTATCGTAAAAGAGACTGATGGCCGATGATACCCCCTTGTCATCTTCTGACTATCAGTTAGATAAACCCAATCGGGCTCAAGCCAATCTAATATGTCATAATGACAACTAGCTAAAACAATATTCTTTAAATTGTTCCTTTTAATATACTTTGACAATGCTTTAGAACATGATTTGGCTACATCTCTATTAACTACTGAAGTATATTCATCTATTACAGCATTATCTTTTAATTTTCTCGCCAGATCAGCTCTAAACCCTTCACCCATTGACAAGACATGGCGAGGCTTAGCCCAAGTTGGAACATTATTTAATCCAACTGCTGTTAATCTATCAATAGCATCATCAACATTATTAAAATGAGAAGCTACACTTCTATTATGTTGCCAATCAATATTTTCTTCTTCACCAAAATCTTTTATTATAGATGATTTTCCTGAGCCACTTGAACCACAGACAACTCCAATATTAAAATCATCAGGTATCCCCGCAACTCTAGGAACTTCAAAAGAGCTTTCTCCATTAAAGTCTAAATCAAAATTTTTATATATACTTAAATCAATATCAGTTAATTCAACTGAACTTTTTAAAACTTTTGTTTCATTAAATAAA